GGGCATAACATCTAGACACACTATGAACATCTCTTAAAGAAGCAGCAAGAACTTGTGTTTTTGTTATATACTGTTTTCTGTATATGGCAGCGATCTCTTTTATAAGAGCAACACCATCAAATGAATTGTCCTCTACTCTTCCAACAAAAGGTGAGATATATGCTGCACCTGCCTTTGCTGCAAGGATTGCTTGTGAAGGTGAGAATATAAGAGTAACATTAACTCTAATATTTTCTTTTGATAATTCTTTACATGCTATCAAACCATCCACAGTACAAGGCACTTTAATGGTTGCCATCTTACCAAACTTTCTATTAAGTCTCTTACCCTCAGAAATCATATTCTCAGCATTACCAATCACTTCCATACTTAGATCAGTCACACCAATATCTTTAAACTCTTGGTAAACATCTTCATGCTTTCTACCACTTTTACGAATAAGAGTTGGATTAGTAGTTAAACCATCAATAAGTCCAGTCTTATAATGCTTACGAACGACATCTGTTTCAGCAGTGTCAAGAAAAATTTTCATTGTGATAATTTAAGTAAAGTATATAGTCACCCTTGCCAAATCATATCAGGCATAGGTGTTTGCTGTCCTCTCAATAGGAACATTAGAATAAAATAACACAGGAACCAAGAGAAGTTAAGAATTATATTCTGTCTCCACAGAAACTTTCTTACGGCCATAGATTTAAAAATCTCTGGGGGTTTCTTTTGTGCTCTAAAAATCTGTTCAATAACAATAGAAACTCCTAATGCTATTACTGCAGGAAGAAACCAGAAATCTAAAAATGTACATACAAACAATAAAAACTGAGTCATTCTTCTTCCTCGTGGGGATGCTTAGTAAGTTTACCAATCATTTCTGAGTATCCTCCCACCAAGCAATAACTGTATACCTGTTACCATTAACTCTTCCTACTCCATGCATAAGTTTTTTACTATTAAAGACTACTAGTTTTCCCTTCTTGGGGTAAAATGCAGTATCACTTACAATAGTTTCTCCCCCTCCGAAGTCATCATTTAAATAACAAACAGAAGTCCAATCCACAATACCACTACCAATATATTTACTAGGAGGATAATCTACATCAACATGAAAACCTTTACTAGATCCATGAGACCAATGCACTATCTGCCCATAATTAAATTTCAAAAAAGGAAAATCTTTTTTTACTCTCCTAAGATGCAATCTCCACAATAACCACATTCGCAAATGATAAAAAGGAATGTCCCTAAGGTTAAAATATCTAGTTAGGTTGGGAGCAGAACGTCTTAGAGATTGATCATTCCACTCACCATTATTCCACTCACCAATATTCTTCTGCTTCTTATAATAAGAAAGAAAAAAATCACAATCCTTTGGAGTTAAAACATTCTCTTTACTCACTACTCCAAGTACTTTCATTCTACCTCATCGTGTTTATGGGTTAGTTTACCAGACATCTCATATGCACCCTTATTTCCACCATGACCGTGGGCAATACCGAGTTCATGCATCTTGGCATGTTCATCAATAGGATCACGTAAGTCTGTTTTACCTGGTCCTATTGTGAGGTATAATCCATACCCCATAATAAAGAACAATAATCCTACGATAATAAAAACTAAAATCATTTTTTTAATAGTGCGGGAACATCTCCATCATCATCATCATCTTCTTCATCACTCTCCAATTCTAATTTTAACTCTTCTATCCTTTCTTGTAAAGCTCTGTATTCATCCAAATCGCAACTTGTTTTCTTATCAAAACTAACACCCAATAACTTTTCACCAGGTTCTACATCTATCATCTCTGGATGAAGACGTTTGGTAACCTCAGTAGTCCATGTGTCAGCATTATAACTCTTAACAGCATTAGATCTCCATCCTGAAACAACAGAACGAACTGCCCATACCAAAAGAAATATCCATGTTAATGAGAAAACTATGTCTGTTATTGGATTCATCTTTTTACATCGTGAGCACAACCATCACCAGTGTAATCATCACTATCATAGTATCCATTCTTACTCCCAAAGAAAAGTGTTAGTCCGACAAATGGAAGTGCGGCAAGGACTAGGAAAGTTTCTAAAATCATCGATTAAGTAATTTTTTAATTGGCACTTGACGTACTTTATCTATAACATCATCTAGTATGTCAGTTTCTACCTGTTCTTTAATCTGATCAATAACATTCACATCAAGATGCATAAAGGGAGGAATGATTCCAAGTATACGGAATAATCCATCAAGAAATAGTGCAAGAGCAGTGAACCCAAGTATCATACTAATGATAGTTGCTTCACGATTATGTTTTGCCATTGAAGCTTCATCTATTCTCCTTGCCTCTTCAACTGCTTCAGCCACCATCGCATCAACTTCTGCTTTGGTATAGAAATCCCCTAAGATGGGAATGTCGTGCTTGTCCATAGTTTTCATTATACGTTCTTAGTATAACACCTTTGTCAAGTATTACAATTATATATTGTTACATCATTTCGTGAACGTGTCCAGATGGGCGTTCCCCCATCATTTTTTGATGCTGACGATCTAATTGCTGAATCTTATTCAACATCTCTTGCTTCTTTTCAATATCTTCTAGTTTTTTCTGAACCGCTTTTAGTTCTGATTGAATCTTATCTTCCATAAAAATGAATAGAATTCTACCAGTGTATAGAGACTTTATTTATCTGGTTTCAAAATCGAGTTTACGAACTTTACGTTTTCTTCTTTGTTCTTGCCACTCTAAATCTTGTGATGTAAGTTTATCCTTTTCTTCTTCCTGAGTTCTGCTTACTACGATAGTTTTAGATAGGTCTGATGCTGTTAAAATATCTCCTGTAACAGTCATCATATTAGGACACCCACAACTTCTGGTTTGATTTTTTAAGCTGCTGATTTCCTTATTACATTGTCTACATCGTACTACTATCATGATGATTCATCCTAAAAATCTCTAATCACTAACATTATTTATTTAAATAGAAGCTTACAGTCCCTGCTAAACCCGCATCAAATGGTATCTGAGGAACCCATCCTGTCCTCTCTGTAAGTTTAGAAAAGTCAGTTCCATATCTTTTATCAACACCAGGTCTATCATTAGATACCCCAATTAAACTATGTGGTTTGCCCATCATATCTAAAATTTTTCTGGTTACCTCAATGTTTTGAAGTTCACATGCACCACCAACATTGAACTTATCATTTAATACCTTTTGCTGATCCAATGTCCATATAGCAGAGCAATGATCATCTACATGTATCCAATCTCTTATCTGTTCACCACCATCGTGCATATAAGTTATTTCATCCTTCATTGCATTTTGAATAACCTTAGGAATTAATTTCTCCTCGTGTTGTCCAGGTCCATAATTATTTGAAGAACTGGTGATAAGATAAGGTAATCCGTAAGTATTATGCCAACTAGTTACAAAATGTTCAGCAGATGCTTTGGTAGCAGAATAAGGATTACGAGGATCATATGGAGTAGTCTCTTTGAAAAGTTCTGTGTCATCATAGTCAAGAGAACCATATACTTCATCAGTAGAAATATGATGAAACTTCTCAACTTCAACTTTCAGACTAGCATTCAAAAGATTGATTGTTCCATTTATATTAGTAGAAATAAATGGATTAGAATTTGAAATAGACTTATCTACATGACTCTCTGCTGCAAAATGAAATACCTTTGTTGGTTTAAATTTATCAAAGATATAATTTACATGATCCTCATTAGTAATATCACACCAAATAAATTTATGCTCAGGTGGAATATACTCTTCCGTGGCAGCATAGGTAAGATTATCTAATACAACAACCTCTTCATCGCTTACTTTACGTAAGTAATGAAGAAAGTTACTCCCTATAAATCCTGCACCGCCTGTTACTATAATCATTTCTTTCTTAATAATTGCTGGGGCCTTACACGTTAAGGGGGTGGTGGGATTCCTCAACGATGCCCCGATAATATTATAACACCCTTGTCAAGTGTCTGGTTCTAATGAAATAATTTCACAATCATCCTCCTCTTCCATATCAATCCAATCTCCAAACTCTGCATAAAGTGCAATCTTATCTCCACATAGTTCTGCTTCTTCAATTTTATCAATTGCCCACTCTCTTACATACGCAACGATATCCTCAGTTGTATTCAATTCCATAATAGTCTTTTCTGAAGTATCGTGAGAGGATGTTACTATTGTAGTATGCGGGTGTCCCATCGTCAAGTTGTTCGGTAAGGACTTTGTTAACAAATAGTTGTCTTGTTTCTTCGTAGTTTGTTTTGCCTTTTGTATTATGTAATGATAAG